TGATGGATTACCACTTGCAAAAAGTAAAAGAAGAGGTATTATAACTGAAGATTATAAAATTGAGCCATTCTTTGAATATTATGGAGGAATAGATGAAACACAATCGCCTAGATTGGGAAAATAGAAGTGTCTTTGACCTAATACAAAATGATGTAGATTTGACCGTTCTTGAAAATGTTCCTTGTAGCCAAGTAAAAATATGGAATTTTTTAGAAACATTTTTTACACCATCTCCACAAGACCCTATGGACCAAATGTTTGTCAATATTGTTAGTGATGAAAGAGCATTAGCAAAAGAAAATCTAAAAGGCAATACTGAATTAGAATGGCATATTGATAAAGGTTATTCAGAAAATCCACCTGAATATGTAGCATTATATTCTGTTGATATAGATGAAGAAGCTGGCGATACTTTATTTGTAGATAGTAGAATAGTTGAAGATATACCTGATTATTATAGAAAACATAAAGATGATAAAGTTCAGTTTGATATGAATAGATTTATACATGACAATCAATATGGTTATCACTTTAGAAATGAAGTAGAGAGAAGATGGTTTAGAAGAAAGTATAGAAATGTAGAACACGAATTAATACAAGGTGATAATAGAGGTGTTTATCTATATTATTGTGAGGCATATAATAATTTACCTGAAATGCAAATGATTAAAGAAAAACTTTATGACCCTAAAAGAATTCATAGACACAAATGGCAAAAAGGTCAATTACTAATTTATAATAATAAAGCTACTAATCATAAAAGAGAAAATGGTGGTAAGAAAAGACATTTATGGAAAATTGCGTTGTACAAGAGATAACATCTATTGATGAATATTTAGAGTTATGTGATACTGCTTCTAAATCAAATCACCCTAACGCTTCAAATTATAATGTTGATAAAATGAGAAAGCGTTGGGACAAATATTTGATATTTACAAAATTAACTAGAGGTGATGAATTAATTAGTTTTGCAGGTATTATTGACTTTGGAAATAATTTAGTTAGGGTGGCAGATAGATTATATACTAAACAAGAATACAGACAAAACTTTATGTCTAAAAAAGTCTTAAACCCTTTGAGACCAGCAGTTGATTATATTATACCCTACCATACAAAATGGGCAGTAGATAAAGGTTATAATTGTTTCTATTCAATACAAGAATTGAAAAAAAGAAATAGTCTTATAAGAACGGTAAAGTTATTGAATCCAGATTTAGGATATTCTGTATTACCTAATTTATATGCTACCTGTAATCCTGAAAATCCTAGATGTTGGCAAAATATTGCTTCAACAACTAAAAATATTCATCTACAAAGTAAACCTATATTATAGGTTCTTCAGCGCCTGTTATTAATTCGTAAGTAAGACTATTAGCTGAACACCATGCTTGTTGTTCAGTTCTTGAATTTGAAAAATCAGTTAATGCCGTAAACTCATTATAAGTAGCTTCGTCTTTAAATCCAATTTTGAAATATTGTGTTAGATTATCTTCAGATAATTTTCTTTCATAATGAATTATCTTTTTAGGGTCAGTATTCATGTATTCACTTATCTTTTGACCCACAGGCGTAGCTAATACTTCGGCTTCACTTTTTCTAATGTAAAACTCTTTAGTAGTATCAGGTCTTGTGTAGCTTGCTAATGACCAAAATGCCATAATTTACTCCTTTTTTTTATTCTCGTATAGTTATTTATATCGTATAAATATAACTATAAGGAGATAATTATGAGTGTGATAATTGATGGCAAGACTTATGATGAAACTAAATTTAGTCCTGAATTACAGAATTACTTGACGGTAAGACAAGAGATACAGGTATCTAAAATTAGACATAATATTGAGCTTGAAAAGATTGATGTTTTGACAAAACATTATAATACAAAAATTGCAGAATTAGTAAAAAAAGAAGTACCAGAAGAGAAATAATAAATGGCCGCTATAGCTAACCTAACTTTAGACCAAGGCGCAACATTCAATTCAGATGTTACCGTTAAAGACGCTAATGGTAATCCTTTCAATTTGACAGGATATACAGCGTCTGCCAAAATGGCCAAGGGTTATTCATCTACAAGAACAAGAACAACAATAACTTGTACCGTAAATGGTGACCCTACAACAGGTATCGTAACAATGTCTTTAACAGCAGACCAAACAGGAGCTCTGGAAGAGGGCAGATATGTTTACGATTTAGAAATTTTACAGACTTCATCAAGTACAATTACTAGGGTTATTGAGGGTATTATTACTATCAGACCACAAGTAACTCTCTAATTCACGCCTTTTTTATTATAAATATACCCAAGGAGAGAGTTTATGGCAGACATTACAGCTACCGTAGGAAAAAGTAATAGTACAACAGCAAATATAAATGTAAATACTTCATCTGGACCTCAAACGGTTTCAGTTGCCTTACCATCAGCTCAGGCTGCTCAAAATAGTTCTCTTCAATTAAAATTACTTGGTGATGTTGACACTACTACTTTAAATGATGGAGCGATACTACAATTTAGAGCAAGTGATAGTAAGTTTGTAACAAGAACAGAAATAGTTACAACTACTGGTACTTTGACACTTAACGCAGGAGCTTTTTAATAAATGGCAACGGTAATACAGATAAAAAGAAGTTCGGGAACATCAGCACCGGCAACATTAAAACTTGGTGAATTAGCTTATACTCATGGAACAGGTACACAAGGAAATTTAGGAGATAGATTATTCATAGGTGAGGGTGGCGTTGACGGTAACGGTGACGCTAATAATATTACCGTAATAGGCGGTCAATATTTTTCTGATTTATTAGACCATGTACCAGGTGTTGCAACAGCAAACTCAGCATTACTTTTAGATTCAAACAAAGCAGTAGATGAAATTATATTAGGTACTTCAGCTACCGTAGGTGGTACAATTAAATTCAACGAGGGTACAAACAATGGTACGGCTCATATAGGTCTTAAAGCACCTAACTCTGTAACTTCTACACAAATTTTTACATTGCCTGATGGTGATGGTTCAGCAGGACAATTTTTAAAAACAGATGGTTCAGGAAATTTAGACTTTGCAACCGTTAACCAGTTTATTGATTTAGCAGGTGATACAGGAACAGATACTTACAATACTGCTGAAACATTAACATTTGCTGGTGGTTCAGGAATGAGTACCGTTGTTACAGATAATAATGTAGAAATTCAAGCTACAGCATTAACTAATTCAAATTTATCAGGTAGTGCAGGTATAACAAATGCAAATTTGGCAAATCCTACAACCACTTTAGGTAATTCTACTTTAACTTTAGGTGCAGCTACAACTGATATTACAGGTTTAACTTCAATAGTAATTGATGATATTACTATTAATGGCCAAACTCTTTCAACAACTGCCGGTAATAAAGACATTAACTTAACACCACATGGCACAGGCACGGTTGTTGTACCGTCAGGTTATGAAGATAGAAGTGGATTTGGTGATACATCTTTAGCAAATAAAGCTTATGTTGACCAAGTTGCTCAAGGACTAGACGCTAAACCATCTGCTAGAGCGGCTACAACTGCTAACTTATCAGCGACTTATTCAAATGGTTCTGCTGGTGTTGGCGCAACATTAACTGCTTCATCTAACGGTGCAATTACAATGGACGGTGTATCGCCTGTTGTAAACGATAGAATTTTAGTTAAAGACCAAACAGCACCTGCTCAAAACGGTATCTATGTTGTAACTACACAAGGTGATGGTTCAACTCCTTTTGTATTGACAAGAGCAACTCCTGAAGACCAACCTGCCGAATTATCTGGTGGTTCTTTTATCTTTGTTGAAGAAGGTACTGCTAACGGCGATAATGGTTATGTATTTACACATACAGGTCAACCTACTTTTGGCACAACTGCTTTAGATGTAACACAATTTTCTGGTGCAGGACAAATAACTGCTGGTGCAGCTTTAAGTAAATCAGGCAATCAAATGGATGTTGAAGTTGATAATTCATCTATTGAAGTAAACGCAGACGCATTAAGAGTAAAAGCATTAGGTGTTACAAATGCTATGTTAGCAGGTAGTATTGACGGTGCAAAAATTGAAAACTTTGTATTTACAGACGAAAGTTCTACACAAGGTGCAGT